GGTGGTACTACAACGTTTTTACCAAAGTTATCGCTAGTAAATCCGCCTGGATAAAATACTGCTAAGTATGGATCTGCTGTTACCAATCCGTTGTCGTTATCTTCAACAGCGTTATTAACATTAGTAGCCCAGTTATTAATATCTGTTGCATTGGCTTTTAGTCTAAACGGTGAATCTCCTACTACAAATGCTGTAAGTCCTCTATCGTAGTTAAGTGATTTCATTTCACCAATTAGTTCTGGATATGCTGGACATGCCATCATATTAAAGATCCTTGATTCATCATCTCTAATATCGTCATTGCTGTTTACAAGAGCTTGTAATGCCTGCACAATAACTTTACGCTGAGCTTTTCTACCAAAACTACCAGAACCATCTGGTTGATTTGCTGATTCAGTTACCCAACGATCTGCATGATAAGCCGCCATTGATTGATCGTTAAATCTAGTATTGTTTGTTGCTGTGTTAATGTAGTTTCTCTTATACTTCTTAACATTAAATCCGCTTCTTCTTGTATTGAAGAGCAACATACCTTTTGGATACAATGCTGGATCTGGTGAGTCTGGATCAACATAATCTGTTGCCATTAAGTCAGCAATAGTTCCTGCTGAAGCAGAATTTGCTCCGTTTGTATTGTATCTAGCATCTGCAAACAATATACCTTCGTCAGTTGTTTGATCTCCAGTATCCATTGCAAACCATCTGTTAGCAACTGGTAAGTCTGTTCTGTCTGCATTGTGCTTATAAATCTTAGGATAATTTTCTAAGTCTGAAGTGTCAATCCATAAGTCGCCTGTTACAAGTGCAGTTCCGTCACTTTGTAAAACAGGAGCAGTTGCACTAACAATCGGTCCTTCAGGATCAGGTGTCTTAGTGCTATCTGCATTATAAAATGGAGATGGTGTAGAACTTTGTCCGCTTGATCCGTCGTAGATATAACCTACAAATTCACTGCCGTTGTGTACTAAAATATCTGCCTCATCTACAGTTGAGTTATACCATAGTGTGCCTTCAGCTGTTGTAGCAGTAACTTGTGTGTCACTAGCTGTATAACTTAATACTCTCCAGCTAGTTGCTTGTAACTGTAATGGATTAGTTGAACCGCTAGTGCCTTGTGCGTATGCTAGATTTGGTGTTCCGCTTGTAGCTGAAACATATGGTGTAAATCCTGCTTCTGTCAATACACCATTTGTATCAACAAATTTGATCTCACCGCCCAATGCATGTGATATTACAACCGTATTAGTTGCAGTAACAGTAGCACTAACATTTTCAATGTTTGCTGTGTTAATTGCACCTGCAAGTACACCAGCATCGCTTACTGCACCTGTGTATGTTGCAGAAACTGTTACTGGAGTGTTAAATGCAAGTTGATTGTTATCTGTAGAAGCTACAGTAAATGTAGATGTGCCTCCACTGATGCTTCCTGAAATGATCTTGTTACTTGTAACTGTTGTTGGTGCAACACCTTGTCTACGATGTAGTTTGAAAGTAGCTAAAGGTTTAGTGTCGCCTGCAACGTTACTTAAAACATAAAGGTCGCCGGTAAGCATGTTTGCACCGCCGCCTGTTTTATCCATCTCATAAATTGCTTCTCTATTTGAGCCGTAAATACCTGGATTTGCTGTTTCCCAAAGCTGTGTGCTATCATTCCATTTCTTAACAGAATATTTTGCACCTAAGTTTGCTGTGGTTGTTTTGACCCATACAGAACCTGTAGGTCTTGTGTATGTATCTCCAGTTTTGTATTCTGGAACATTTGTATGTTTAGCAATAGTTAGTGCTGGTGGATAATAAGTTCCTGCGGCAATTCCTAATTCTGTAAGTTTTGTTGAATCTCCGCCGATTAATATATCTCCAGCAGTAGTTGAATCCTCTGCGGCACTACCTGTACCATCACTGTATATTTCTAATTTACCATCAACTGCTTCTGCTGTAACGCCTGTAATAGACAAACCGTTAATTGTTGAAGCCACGTTTGCTACAGTATTTGCGGCTGATATAGATACTGATGTACCGTTAATAGTAATAGATGCAGTTCCGGCAAAACTTGGATTTGCAACTGTGCCTTGTATTGTAGGCCAACTCTTGCACCAAGGATCACTTCCTACTAGCACCCATGTACCGCTTGTATTTCTGTAGAATACTTTGTTTAATGTAGAAGTAGCCACAACAGCATAATCACCAACTTTACCGACTGTGCTGGCAGGGATGTCGCCGGAAAATCCGTTAGTGCCTAATGAACCTGTGTTCACTGTTTGTGTTGCATCTGTAATTACAATTGGAACCTTATTTGAAAATACTTGACCTTTGTTTAATACAGAAGCACCGTTCCATTCTTGGATACCCCATAATGTATTTGCTGTGTCAAGCCAATAAGTTCCATCTGAAGGTGTTGCCGCAGGTGCAGTTGTTGAAGCTTCAAGTTGACTTGTGTCAACATCTGCTCTTACAATATATGCTCTGTTAGCAATTCCTAAATATGAGTAAGCCGCTTGTAATCCATACTCGTTTAATTCACTTCCGTGTATTGGATTATTGCTTGTATCTGTTTTGAAGACTGGATCTCCAAAATTATCTACTAAATCTCTTTGTGAAGTTAATAAGTACACCTTGCCTGCATTTGTGGCTAATGTACCTGGTGCTGTTCCTGTGCCTGCACCGTTTTTCTTGTTTGCCGCACTAACGACAAATATCATTGGAAGGGTACCTGGCTCAGCGGGTGTGTAGAAACTTTCATCTACTACGCTAACCGATACTCCTGGTGATACTAATCCTGCCATGTTAATCTCCTATCGTGGACGTCATCATTCTACATGTATTTAGCAAAGAAACTTGAAAATACCCAATCAAACCTGCATGAAAAGGGGTGGAAAAGGTGAGCTAAATACAGCATGAGACCATTATGTTCATTTTGCGTTACAAGGCCTGCCGCTATAAATTATAAAAAGAATAATAGAACATACTATAGAAAGAAATGCGAAGTATGTTTAAAACATAGTGGTAACTATGGTATTCCAAGATGGAAGCAAGTTGGTTACGAAAAGAAAAACACTTGTGAAAAATGTGGATATAAAAGTTCTCATTCAGAACAGTTTAACGTATTTCACATAGACGGAAGTTTAATAAATTGTAAACATAGTAATTTAAAAACTATTTGTGCTAATTGTCAGAGACTTATACAGAAGCAAGGTGTTAAATGGAAACAAGGTGATCTTTTACCAGATTTTTAAGATCTTCAGGAGTTCCGTCATTTGCTAAAATATAATCCATTTGCACATTCGCCCAAGCCCATTCAGACTTATGTACATCAGTAGGTTCTTGTCCTAAATCTTTATATAACCTAAACCAAAGAGGATCAGGACCTCTTCTAACTTGGCATATTCTGCCTCCTAGAGATCTAATCATTTTGGCTTCATTTTCAAATCTTACATCAGGAATGACATAGTTTTTATCTTTATTTTTGAGTAACTCTTGCTTAACTAAACTTACCCAGATACCATCATAAAAACCATTACGCATACAATCAGTACCAAATAGTTGAAGGATAAGACGCGGTGTAACTGTTTCACCAGTTTCTTCTGTCCAGAATTTATCTTCTTCTTCTCGCCACTTTCTTGACTCATCCGTATCTCCTTCAAGCATTTGTCTATCCCAACCGAATACTGAACTTACACCGTCTTTCAGTTTGTCTGCAAAAGATAGTTTTTCGTAATTATGCTGTTCTACTAAAATGTCTGCGACTGTGCCTTTACCTGAGCCTATCAGTCCACAAATACCTATAATCATAGTGAATCCTTATTCTGTATATAGTATATGATATTATAGGGTGTTTGTCAAGTGGTTTTTAGCCGATGCTGAATCCGTAGCCCATACCGCCGGGAACTGCTGTTGATACTTCTTGTTCTAACTTTTCCATTTCCTGTTGAGCTTCTGACTTTAATGTATCACCATTAAGTTGTCCACCACCTTGTGGTCCGGCTATTGTTGCAAACTTGCTTCTTGCTTCGCCTAGCATGTATTTGCATGTAGCCACGGTATAGTCTTTTAACCATTGTTTTGCAAGGTAATCGTCTAATAATTGTTCATCTGGTCTATAGTTGTAACAAAATAGTAGTAAATCTTCTTCTGCTCTTGGACGTTGAAGAAGAGTTAATTTTTTTGTGGTGCTGTTCCATTTAAATTCTATAAATGATCCAAACATTCTACCTACTAGTTCTTGGTATTGACTAAACATGTCGTATGTAGCTAATCCGCCCATGTTAGTACTTGCTAAGAGATACGTATTTGTATATGCCATGTTAAATGGTTCAAATAATGTTCCACCGTCGCCGCCTCCTGTTCGAGAACCTATACTGCGCCTAAATAATCTTCTAACCTCCATTACTTCGTTTGGTAATGTATACTCGTTTTGATCAATGATTGTAGGCATAAACATGTATGATTCTTCTACAGAATTATCTGAACGTTGTCTAAATCTTGTTAGTGCTTTTGTAAGTGCTGTTTCATAGTGATCTGGATCTAATTCCACATCAACCATACCGCCACCTAGCATGTTATATGCGTAATCGAACACTTCTTGCTTCTTTGTTGCTAATGTTGCCATATACTATTGTCTCCGTAGTATTTATCGTTCGATAAATATGTATATGCCGAGACTGTCTTTATACAAACCCGAAAAAGGGAAAGATTTCGAATTTATAGATAATAGAATCTATGAAATGTTTACTGTTGGTGGAACTGATGTACATATACACAAATACCTTGGTCCAAAGCAAGTAGATAGTGCTGACGCAACTGCTGATCAGCCTACGTACAACGCTGTTGCAGAAACAAACATACAAGATTTGTTATTTTTAGAAAATCGAGATAGAAAATATGATCCAGATGTATACACTATAAGAGGAGTATACAATGTAGCAGACATAGATTTTAACTTATCACAGTTTGGTCTATTTTTAAGTAATGATACATTGTTTATGACTGTACATATAAATGCTAGTGTAAAAACCATTGGAAGAAAGCTAATGTCTGGTGATGTTATAGAATTACCACATCTTAGAGATGAACATGCATTAAATGACTTTTCTTTAGCTTTAAAAAGATTTTATGTAATTGAAGAAGTAAGTAGAGCTTCCGAAGGATTCAGTCCAACTTGGTATCCTCATTTGTATAGAATAAAACTGAAACAAATAATGGATAGTCAAGAATACAAAGATATTTTTGATCAACCAGCAGACGCAGAAGCTCCAGGTGGAAATACACTACGTGATTTATTGTCTAATTACAATAAGCAAAAAGAGATTAATGATGCTGTTGTAAAACAAGCAGAAGCTGATGCAAAATCTGCAGGTTTTGATACAACTAATTTCTTTACAATAGCTACAGACGATAAAGGTAAGATTGATATTGTCACTACAGATACTAGCGAGTTAGACGCAAGTGTAGCAACAGAATTAGCCGACAGGGTAATGCAAACACCAAAGCGTACTGGATATGACGGATATTTAATCGGTGACGGAATAGCACCAAATGGTGAAGCATTTGGACACGGTATTTCATTTCCTTCAGGACAATCAGAAGGAGATTTCTTTTTAAGGACAGATATGTTACCAAACAGATTATTTAGATATGACGGTAGAAGATGGATTAAACAAGAAGACAATGTTAGAATGACTATGAGTCAGACTGATACTAAAGCTACACAAAAAGCAAGTTTTGTTAACAACGTAAATACAAACAAAATTGCTGGTGAAACTGTACAAGAAAGACAGAGTTTAAGTAAAGCATTAAGACCTAAGGCGGATAATTAATGATTGACTTTATAATATTTGGCATTGTTGATAATGCTGTTGTAATACTGGGGGCTATGACAGGCCTATCAGTAGAAAAATACTTACCAAAGCCATTTCAAAAAGGACTTGGAGCAGTTGTTGGTGCAGGGTTAGGAAATGCAGTAAGTGACTGGCTAGGTGGTGCATCAACTTTAAGTTGGGATCTAGCTTTTGGTACTGCGATTGGATGTCTAATAGGATTGGCTTTTATTCCTATATTTAGAACAATAGAAAAATGGTGGAAGAAGTAAATGCAACATTTTTATGACGGACAAATTAGAAGATATCTAACACAAATAATAAGAATGTTAAGCAATTTTAGCTATAAAGATTCTGAAGGTAAACTTGTACAAGTGCCTGTTATGTATGGTGACATGACTAGGCAAGTTGCATCTATTATTAATGATAATTCTGAAAACAAAATACCTTCTGCACCTCGAATGGCTGTGTATGTTACAGGATTAGAAATGGACACAACCAGGTTAGCAGATAGCAGTTATGTAAACAAGCTCAATATAAGAGAACGTGCATATGATGAAGCTGGTAAAGAATATTTAAATACACAAGGAAAGAATTATACAGTTGAAAGGCTAATGCCTACACCTTACACTTTAACAGTAAACTGTGACATATGGTCTACTAATACAGATCAAAAATTACAAATACTTGAACAGATTCTTATGCTTTTTAATCCTAGTTTAGAAATACAAACGACAGATAACTATGTTGACTGGACTAGCTTGTCTGTAGTTAATTTAACTACAACAACTTTTAGCAGTAGATCAATACCTATGGGTACTGAATCTGAAATAGATGTTGCAACTTTAGGATTTACAACTCCTATATACATATCACCGCCTACTAAAGTAAAACAATTAGGTGTTGTAACAAATATTGTTACAAGTATATTCGACGAAACAAAAGGCACTATAGATTTACAAATTTCGATGCCTGAAATCAAAGCATGGCAAGATACTAGTAGACCAGAAGCAGATATTAAACCAAAAGTTTATATTGACGAAGACGGAGTAGAGCAAAGAGACTATAGATATATGGATAATATTAAACAAGACACTACTTCTGTGGTATCAACTACATATAAAAACTATGATTTACTAGTTTTAAATACTAGCATCAAGTTGTTAGAAAACGGGTTGGCAGGAAAGATTACATGGGATGAATACATACAAGCATTTAACAAAATATATCAAGCCGGTCTAACACAGATTAGATTAAAGAGAAGTGACTTAGATAATGAAATTTCAGGTACTGTTACTATTAATCCATTAGACGAGTTTGCAATGAGTGTAAACTGGGATCCTGATACATTACCAACAGATACAATAATAAAAGGACCTACAGGAAATAACAGTAAAATAAACTATATAATTGATCCTTTAAAAACAAGTCCTGTGGATCTAAAAACAACTGGTATTAGAATCCTATTATTAGACGAAAACTTAGGAGATACTAATAATACAGACGGACCTGATGCATGGAAGAATGCAGACGGATCTGACTTTGTTGCAAGTGCCAACGATATTGTAGAATGGGATGGTTCAAAATGGAGCATTGTGTTTGATGCAAGTGAAAGTGAAGATCGAACAATATATACAACTAACCTAAACACAGGTGTACAGTACAAATTCCAGAAAGGCGAATGGTTACTAGCATTTGAAGGTGAATATCCACATGGCACATGGAGATTAAACTTCTAGGATAACTACA